CGGCGACCTCCTACAGCTGCTCGTCATCGGCACGGCTGCCGCGCAGGGCTCGTTCGACGGAATCGTGCAGTTCTTTTGCAAGTCGTAGACGGTGTGTTCTTTATTGCGACTCCACCTGAATGAACTCGTTCACTTCCACAACAGTAAGCCGCGCATAGAGCGGGTCCAGCCAGACCACGTCCACCTTGCTGTAGCAGTCACGGGGGGAGCCATTAGAGCACACAATGACGGGAATGTTCTTGATCTTCATGCGCTGTCCGCCCTTGAACGGCATCGTCAATGGTGAACCTTCAAGCAACTGGTTGAGATACGTTAGGCGCTTCTGGCCGTGGAACTCGTCGAGGATTATTAGATCGTAACAGCCCTCTTCCCAGAGATCATAGTAGCTCTCGTCATTCGGCATCCAGTAGCATCTCAGTACCTCGAAGAGCCACATCAAGAGAGTTGTCTTGCCCATATTGGTCTGACCATAGATCCACAGTTGAGGCTGTTTGTGCACGCGCTCTTGACAGATATTCTCGTTCAGCCACTGCACAATACGCCCAGTAGCCGGAGCTTCCGAGTTCGTGAAGACGGGGTCCCATTGTGGCTCCCTCGACCGCACTACCTCGCGCTGGCACCACAGTAAGTGATACTCGATCATTTTCTGGTGCATCATGAAGAAGCCCGGGTCGATCGCCCGGATCTCCTGCATTGTCATGCCACCCTGGACCGCATTGGCCACACGAGTAGAAAGCTTGTCCGTCTTCGCCACAAACGCTTTTACATCTATGCCATGCTCCAGATAGTCGGTGTCCTCCTTCACTAGGTAGGCTAGCCAATTCCTCTTCGAACGCATCGCTTGATAGTTGCCGTGTTGCCCGGTCAAATTGTCCAATGACTCTACGGATTGTGTGTCTACCTTCTTGGTGAACTGGATGCCGACGTGTAGGTGCGCGTGCCCGTCCTGGTGCAGTTCGCGCGCGATAACCGCCCACTCGACGAGCTCCCCCCATTTGCCCAATATGGCCTCGAGAACGGTCTGCTTGTCCGCGTCGCATTGGGGATAGGTCAAAGCGTAGGCACGAGCCTGCAGCCTGAAGCCTCCTTGAACCCTGCGTGGCATTTGTGTGGTCAGAGTACAAGGTACCTCCAAACCTCCACGCTGCGCAGTAATATTAATGCGCAGCGTGGAGGTACCGCGTGACGGCCTTACTAAATCAAACAATTATTTTTCGAAGAATCGACCCGGTTCAGGCTGCCCGATGCGGGACTAATGGACAATGAAAACTTGCCAGTGGACGGGACAGTTGGGGTCGCAGTGGCAAACTGCAGTTTGATTTTCCCGCCAGAATCCACGCTTCAGCCCAACTAGCCCGTGACAGTCGCCTGTTCTTCTCTGCACTTGCTCGACTCGTGCAACACATCATCTCTCCCTTTTAATTGGTATGTCTGTCATGCTTGGACCTTCGGCATTTTTCTGTTTCCATTGGCGTTCGCTATCGTCTGACCCATATCACCCTCAGGCGTTACGCTACTATGTCTACCCGTGCCCCCAAGCGTGCTCGTGTGCAAGTGGCCGCTGCTCGTCGTCCTATCGACAAAGAGCTCAAGGTGGTCAACAAGAGTGTGACCGCCTCGCAACAGGTTACTACACTGAAGACTACAACGTTCCCGTGCACCATCGTTGGGCTGCGTTGGAACTTGTCAGCGCTTAGCATCCTGACGACAGCTGCTTCGACGATGCATTGGGCCATCGTAGTTGTGCCAGACGGAGTGGCTGCTTCAACTATGGCCATCTCTGATGCCGCCGACTTCTACACGCCCGAGCAACACGTCCTGGCGTTCGGCATGGCCTTCTTTCCGGACGCTGATGCCGGCGCTGGTTCTGTCGTTCAAAGCTGGGAAGGCTCAACCAAGACAATGCGCAAGATGAAGGGCGGCGACCTCCTACAGCTGCTCGTCATCGGCACGGCTGCCGCGCAGGGCTCGTTCGACGGAATCGTGCAGTTCTTTTGCAAGTCGTA